TCGCATCAAGAGATTGATACCCAACTGCTGTATTTGTGTTACCAGTAGTATTATTAAATAGTGCCTTACGACCTACAGCAGTGTTATAACTACTCGTGTTACTATAAAGAGCCTGATAACCAACCGCAACGTTTTCAATACCTGTTACTGTTGAGTAAAGAGACTGATAGCCCACCGCTGTGTTTTCGGATGCGGTGGTGTTGTTCTCTAGCGCCCTGCGACCCAAAGCTACGTTGTTGGAACCAGTAGTGTTTAGGTATAACGCCCTTTGACCAAGTGCCGTATTTTCTGCACCCGTTGTGTTTGCAGTAAGTGCATCTTGGCCAATCGCTACTGAACTATGAGCATCTGTCGCAGCATCAAATGCGTTTAAACCAATAGCTACGTTGTTGTAACCAGTTGTTAAGCTAAGGCCAGTTGCGCTTCCCAAGAGCGTGTTTCCATTGCCCGTGGTCAAGCTAGAACCAGCAGTATTACCCAACGCCACGTTGTTTGTACCAGTAGGATAATTCCCATCCAGCTTGATCGTGCCGCCATCGACTGACAAGTTGCCAGCGACTGTAACATTACCAAAGCTTACGTTCTGTGTCGCACCACTAAGTGCAACTGTACCTGTAGCATCAGGGAAAGTAATAGTACGATCTGCTGTTGGATTAGTAAATGTTACAGTAGACTCGTTATCATCTGCGCTAGAACCCTCAACGATAAACCCTGCGTCACTCAAATACAAACCTGAAACAGTTGGACTTGTAAGTGTTTTATTAGTAAGCGTTTTAGTTGTACCTGCAAAGTACGTATCTAAAAGATCTACATCAAAGTAACCAATAGCTGAAGCAGAAGAGTCAAACACTGCTATACCATCGTTGTTAGCAATGGCTGTACTTGTGTCAATCGTAATGGCAGACACATCAGCTACAGCATTAAGTTCAGCGCCTGTAGCGTTAAGGCCTGACACGTTGTTAGAGATAGAGTTAATAGCTTGGATGCGGTTCTCTACAGCTAATGCAGTAGGTAACTCAGAGTTAGCTGAACCTGAGCCTACGCTAGTTACAATATCAGTCACACTATCTGATCCATCTGAAAGTGTACCAAATGTAATTGTACCTGTAGTAGTAATAGCGCTTGATCCATTATCAATAGAACCAAAGCCACTCGTAATACTACCGCTATTAAGAGTACCTACTGTAGTAACATTACTAAGCGTATCTAACGCACTCTCAAAGTATGTCTCAAAGTCAGTCAGTGCGACTTGCTTCATAGTGCCAGCGTCATTGACTACCACTCTGTCTGCATCTGCAAGTGTAGTAGAAGTAGCGGCTGTGTCGCCATCCATAATGTTGACTTCAGCAGCAGTAGCAGTTACACCTGTAAGGTCTGTAGTTGCAATGCTGATGTTAGCTGTACCGTCAAAAGACTGACCAGCAATAGTACGGGCAGTTTCTAAAGCAGTAGCGGTGTCTGCATTACCTGTAAGATCACCAGTTACATTACCTTCAATGTTAGCTACAAGCGTACCTGTAGTGATTGACAAATCACCTGTTGACGTACCCGTAAATGTACCTGTACCTACGGTAAACTTATCTGCACTTTCATCAAAACCAATGAATGCGTTAGCGTCACTACCACGTTCAATTACAATACCTGAGTCACCTGTAGCTGAACCTGTACGTCCGTTGCCTAACTCAATAAGCTGATCATCTACAGACAAGTTATTTGAGTTAACTGTCGTAGTTGTACCATCTACCTGCAAGTCACCCGATACAGTTAGGTTTTGAGATAACGTTACGTTACCGTTAGAAGCAATAGCAATAGCATCTGTATCACTAGCTGAGCCAATATTACCACCATCACTGATAATTACATTACCACCCGTGATGTTACCTGTAGTTGTGATAGTGCTAGAGCCTGTATCAATTGAACCAAAGCCAGACGTAATAGAACCTGAGTTAAGAGCACCTACAGTTGTTGCTGCAGTTGTGACAAGATTAGGCATAGCTGTAATCTCATCGTCAAAGTACGCAGCAAGATCCGTAACAGCTACTTGTACCATCGTGCCATTGTCGTTCATAACAACACGATCTGCATCCGCTACAGTTGTAGATGTTGCAGAATTATCACCGTCTAAAATGTTTATCTCTGTAGTAGTTACAGTAGCGCCATCTAATTTGTTTAACTCTGCTGCGCTAGATGTTACAAGAGTGCCAGCAAGTTTAAGGCCATTAGAACCGTCATGGGATGCTACATCAAAGTCATAAGCACCATCAGCAAATGTAGTATTACCTGTAATAGTTATTGAAGAACCGTCTGCAGTAATACTGTCTAGTGCAATGTTACCAACGTTAGTAATGTTGTTGTCACCAAAAGAAGTAGCAGGTAACACAGTAGTACCCGTTGCTGTAAAGTCAGCAACAGTCGTAGCACCTGTTACATCTAAAGTGCCAGCGATTGCAGTATTACCAGTAGTATCTGCAACAGTGAATTTATTTGTATCTAAAGCTAAACCGCCGTTAAGTGCAGTTGCACCTGAGACAGTTAGGGAAGCTAAAGTTGTAGCACCTGAGGAACTAATAGTACTAAAGCTACCTGCGACTGCTGTACTACCACCAATAACTGTATTATCAATTGTACCTGCGCTTATCGTTGCAGTGTCAGCTATAAGAGCGTCAATGTTAGCTGTACCATCAATATACAAGTTACGCCACTCAGAGCCTACAGCACCCAAGTCATGCGTATCGTCAGCAGAAGGAAGCATAGCAGAAGCAATGTCTGCAGTAAATGTAACGGTGTCAGATGCAGCATTACCAAGAGTAGTATTACCGTTTACTGAAAAGTTTGATGTGATGGTAGCAGATTCGTGGACTGCTAGTGTATCAATGTAAGCAGTACCATCTAAGTACAGATCTTTAAACTCTAATGAAGATGTACCTAAGTCGATGTCGTTATCTGTGACAGGAACAATAACACCATCTTGTATGCGTATCTGCTCAACAGCAGCAGCGCTTACCTCTACGAATACACCTACACGATTGTTTGTTGTATCAATTACTACTTTATTGAGAGCATCCAAGTCTGCAATAAGCGGAACATATTCACCTTCACCTGTTGTACCATCGTGTTTATGACCACCAGATGCAGCAAAAGCATCACGGAGTGCGTTATACTCTGCGTTAATTGGGGCCGCACGAACTGTAGCGGTGGGGATGATGTCTGCTGTAGATTGTCTTACATAACCTGCCACGGTTTATCTCCTGTCTCCCAAGCCATATGTCATAGAAATAGCTTGTATTGTATGGCTTGCATTTTGATTGTCTGTAACGTAACTAATAGAAACAGACTTACCAGAACCAGATACATTAGTTAAAGCTTTAGGTGACGGGTTACCATCATATATATCACCTGAGCCGTAGATAGCTGTACCATAAATAGCTGCTGCACCTTCGGTAGAGAAACTATAAGTAGTAGGGTTTAAAGAATACACATCGTCATAGTCATAATATAAACCTACAAAGACTTCTGTGTTACCCTCTGATTTTAGATACGTATCTATCTTATAAACGATCTTACGTACTTCTGGGTCTTCCATATAAAAGTAAGGTGTTTGATATAAACTAAATATGTTGCTGCCTTCAAAGCTAGTACCACGTTCCTGTCTGTGTACTTTACCTGAACCATCTCCATGTATTACGTGCTCAAACTGACCAACGTAACCTGAAGCAACACAGTTAGCTTCAATACCAATAAGCTGACTGTATTCAAATATACTTTGTTTATTTTGTGATTTACGAATAGCGCCTATCAAAGAGAGAGAGCTATCATTCTTAAAGAAAAACCTGAATTGAGACTTCTTACGTATAACAACAATACTAATATCTGTAATAGTTTCTGATAAGTAATAGTTGTCAAAGATGTCTTGAATCTCTTTAGATACTGGTGCAAGCTCAACGTCACCAATACGATCTGTACCTGAGATAGGTCTAATACCGTCTGGTCCTAAGAATAGTAAGTCACCGCCAAATTCAACAACAGAGTCAGGTGCTACACAACCTAGATTAGCAGTAACGTTCTGCAATAAAAAGTCTGCAGAGTTTGTACCAATTAGTTTTTTAATATTATTAGCGCCAAATATAAATAAACTATCTCTAAACTTTTTAATTGCTGTGATCTTAAAACCTACATTAATAACACCTGCACCGTTAGCAGGGTCAAAGTCAGTAGCATTAAGGGGAGCGCTAAAAAATAAGTTAAACGGTTCTGATGGATCACCTGCTAGAAATATATGTGATGCAAACTCTTCTGAAAACTTAGGATCTGTAGGAGCATTAGCGTGTGTGATCTGAGTATAAGTAGTACCATCATATGTAGCTGCAGGGTTAATACCGTCTGTCAAAAGTAAAACTTCTGTTGACCAGTTATAGCTTGAAAACCGTACACGATCTACACCTACCATAGTAGGAGAACCAGAAGCAGTTACAGCGTCCCACGATGAAGTACTATTATTCCACTTATGTAAATAGTTATTTCCTGAATTAGGTCTTCTGCAAGCAAAAATACCATCGTGTATATTACCGTTTACTTCTACACCTAATACAGCGCCTGTGCCAGGTACAGTACCGTAATCGTTTTGATACCCGCTAATACGACGATAGCCCCCCGATAAGGAAGGCTCGTAGTTAATCATGCGTAAAGCACTACCACTCAAGGCGTTTGCATGTGTTAGCGGATCAACGTTAGTTATAAGACCACCACTGCAAACTGTAATATTAGTTCTTAGGTCATCCATTAACGAGGTCTTTCAATTACAGTAGACCTTAAATATATCTCATCATCAAATAGGATGCGTTTCATACTGCGTATACCAAAGTCAAACTTTTGTTGGTGCATACCTGCAGACTGTGCATTACTTCTGAACTGCATCATGTAAGCCATAGCACCATCTAAGATAACGTGGTTGAAACGCTCAGGTATTACACAAGTGTCGTTGTACTCTGTTAACGTAGAAGGAATACTCCAATAGGTGTACTCTACTTCGTAGTCGGAATCTGGAATAGGTGTTACACCAAAGGCATCACCAAATGTTTGATATACATGCTCAGGTGCTGTCATACCGTTTGTCTGATCACCCTCATCATCTTTAGGACGATGGTTAGCAGTGTAATCTTCATAAGTCAAAGGCTTTAAAACACGAGGTTGATTCTCTTGTGTTGAATGCTTCTTTAAATAAAATGTTTCCCAATCTACTGTAGAGTAGTCAGCAGGGAAACTATATTGACGTGTACCTGCAGTTAATGTCTGCGTGTACGTATTCTTTAGAAAAGGCCACTCTTGACCGTTCTGGTATATCTCACGTAAGCTACTATTCACAGCATCTTTAGCTGCAGCCTGAACGTTACGCACTGTTGTAAATCCATCACCTGCTGCATCCAGAGGGACTTCATTCAAACGTCTAAGTAATTCGTTTGTAAGCTGTACGTATGTTGACATCTGTTTTCCTAAGGTGTGCGAAAGGGGCCACCCGAAAGCAGCCCCTAAAGTTTAGTTACGCAAGTGTATCACGGTCTACTTCATTAGCAGCCGTGTCACCCATGTCTGTGCAATCCATCAAGACAGCCCATACACGGAACTTACCTGAAGTAACTGCGCCACCTGAAAGTGAAGCAATAGTTACGTCAATGTTGTCATCAGCAACAGCCATTACAGGCTGATATGCTGCAGGGTTCTGCGCTACTACTGCTGCTGCAGATGTAGCATCAAATCCATCAACAAATACATCAGCGTCAACCATACCTAAGTCTACTGTAAAAGTAGAACCGTCAGTAGCAGTATCAACTTCAATACCTGCGTTCAGGACCATAGTACCTTTAGGTACAGCAATTACAGGAATGACATCAGCCGCTGCAAGAGCAGAGCCTTTGTCAGACAACGCTGTTGCCCAATTTAAGGTAGTTTGAACCATGTAAGGGTTACGTCCACGTTGGGAGTTGCCAGCGGCTGAACGAAGAGTATTATCACCAAGTGCCATATCTCATTCCCCCTTATAGACCAGATGTGTAGATTGCATTAACCAACGCTTCTGGACGTAGAATTTTGCGCCCGTAAAGGTGCATACCACGTACAATGTCAGCAAATGAATCTGGATCACGGTAAGTCTCAGTCTTGTTAATCTGCTCAGCAGTTGCTGCTGCAGAAGAATGACCAGCAACCAACACACCATAGTGAGTTGAACCTGTAGATGTAGTTGAGGTTGGACCGTCACCTACTTCAGGAAGGTTGTTAGACATATAGACTTTGAAGCCGTGAATGTTGTTGAAGATCAAACCGTTCTGCAACCCTGATCCACCGAAGTCTGAATTCAAAAGACGTGAATCTTCGTCTTTAAGCAGTTCTGCGAATACCGGGTCTAGGACGAGCCATCTTCCGTTAGTGTCAACGTTTTGTTGATCCAGCTTACGTGACATCCGTGCGATAACTTGCATAGGTGTAGCGTTAGCTGTTGTAGTGTTCAACGAGTCAGCACCTGTACGGGGCTTAACTAC